AGGCACTGATGCTTAACGTTGCCATAATCTATCCTTTATGAAAAACTATGGATTACCCTCAGTTATTGTGAAACTTGTGATACTTACAGGCTGAGTCGCTACGATGCTCAATGTGGTCAGGTTCAAGTCACTGCCTGATGTACCGCAGTTGCCATCTATCTGCGCTGAAGCACCAGAAGTAAGAATGCGGAACCATGAAGCCGTACCTGTAGAATCAGCACTGGAGTCCTGTGTAATCGCGTTTAATGTCAATACCCCACCAGAAGCCGCAGGGGCAAATGTTGCGTTACAGGTCAATTCAGCTAGCAAGGTCGTTGCTGTGCCGCCTGTTGCTGGGCGAGTGCCTGAATAGATTCGCAGTAAGGCGGAAGCACCTACTGCTGTCGTAATTGCGTTCTGTTTCGCATTGCGTAATGTCGCCACATAGCCTAAAGCCATTAGTTACCACCTTTTTTAGCAAGGAATGCAGCAGCCGCTTTATCGCAGCCTTCTGCGGTTTTAGCTGAACCTGTCTGTTCTGCGACCACTTCATCGCCTTTATACCAGCGACCAACCCATGACCAGCCTGCATCCGTTTCGGTTAAGAAATACTCTCCATATTCTTTCATGTTCTATCCTTCTATGATTTGTTGCATCTTGCCGTTAGCATCACGGTTGATGTTTAATACTTTTGGTCTACTGAGCTTATCAATTGCTTGATAGATGCCTGCCATAGCCTGTTTAAGCTCGTTGACGCTGTTTTCTATATTGCTAGTGGTTGATGGGTCAATTATTTCTTCTTCAATTGCATCTTCTACGCCTTCTTCTGCGGATTGCATTAGCTTTCCTTGCGCAGAAATAGCAGCAATATCTTTCTTGACCTTGCCATCATATTTAACTTTCCAAACGTTAAACGCCATAGCATCTTTCAATTCCATGTCTTTAACCTTTAATGCATTTTCTAGCCGCGCTTTCTCTATCTGTAGTTTTTCCTGAGATTTTATTTGCTCGATTTGCACATCTTTTTGCGCCTGCAAACTCTCGCTTTGTGCTTCCGCTTGTGAAAGCATTATGTCTGTTTGCTGTTTAGACTGCGCCTTTACTTTTTCCTGCTCAATAAGTGCAGCATTCGGGTCAGCAGCAGGTGGTTTTGGTTCTTTCAGTTTCGCCATCGCTTCATCGAACGCATTCTCAATATCACGCCCAACCTTGAATCCCCTTACACCGAACAACAGCATCTCACCCATCAATGGAGCTAGCTCAGGCGGGGCTTGGATAGCCTCACGGATAAAACCACCCACAGCAGCGAGGAACTGTGTTCTTGACTCCTGCTCGCCGCGTTCATCTAGTTCAACCAGTGAATCACTGGCTACTTCAATGCGGAAGTCTCTTAACTTACCGTCCTTAAGTAAGGCAATCGCAGGCCCTGCAAACTCTGCATCGTCCGTCCCCATAATCCCTGACATTTCAATTAGGGTCTCAGGCTTGTAGAACTGGCACATGATTTGTGCTTTGATGTTCAATAGTTCGGAAGCGAACATCGCCACACTATTCTGTATCTCTTTTAGTCGAAGTGAGGCAAAGTTAGACTTAATCTGCTGTGCTGTCGCGGTCTCACTCGCTTGTGTTGCACCGCGTACAATATCGGATAGCCCTGTCACTGCATAGATGACTTGTATGGTCTGTTCGCGCGCTTCGTACATCTGGCCTAATGTGCTAGCCACCATATCTAAAGGCAACCAGTCAACAGAGCCTTTCAAGCCGCCTTTCTCACCAAACATTGCCCATGAATCAACAGGGATTAGACTATTGTCCACGCCTTCATTTAACATCCGTGCAATGGCAGGTTGTGATGCATCATAAACCCCGACCACCTTACACGCTTCTACCAGTTTGCCGATACGGTCAGTAATATCATCTAACTCACGCGCTTGGTCTTGATACAGCAGGTAATCCGCAATCGGGATTAATGTGTCTGTTGTTAAGGTTGCAAATAATGGTTTCGGGCAAGGGAAGAAACAGTCTAACTCTAACGGGTCGTCTTTCTCATCTAGTATATGTTGGTAGTTCTCCGCTATCCATATGACTTTCTTCGCTGTCTTATCCCATATCTCCCAGACAATGGCTTTCTTGAGCTGGTCTTTTTGCCCAATATCCATATCCTCTAAACCAATCGGTTCATGGCTTAATGGCACTTGCTTGAAATCTTCCCCAAAGCGCTTAATGCCCGCTTCTTTCTCTAGGTAAACACGTCTAGCGACCCATGTCACCTCTTCCCATGTTCTCGCAGGTGAATGTCTAAAGTCTTTCCAGAATACATAATCACATGGGGCGTATTCGTCACTGTAATCAGCAATATCCTCTTCAGGCGTTTCGCTTAACTGTGCCTTATCAACCGCTTCGCCTTCAACCGTATCATCGGTTAGCTGTCCAATCTGTTCATAACGTACCCATGCTACACCACGACCAGGTAGTAAGCGGTCTCTCAATGCATTGCGAATTGATGCATCATAGTCATTATAGTGGTCAATCTCATACTGCAAGGCGCGTTCAAGTATCTGTGCGGCGGTACGGCCTACAGGGTCTTTGTCCTTATAGCGTCTGTCACACTGCGCTTTAGGCTTACGTGAATAGACCGCAGGGAATAGGGTTTGAATATTAGACCACAGAATGTTATAGCGTTTTGAACCTTCAGCCGTGACACCACGCTCATCACGATAGCGTTTAACAATCTTGTCGCCTTTGTCCGTCCATTCCTTGGTGTCTTTCTTTGCCAGCTCAAGCGCACTATTCCACTTTTCGGCTGAGGTGTGTTCTTTCTTGTCTTGTTTTTTCATAGTGTGACTACCGTCATAGTTGGTTTGGTTATCAGGTAACTCACACGTAAAGACTGCTCAGGCAATAATAGATAGTTGCCGAACAATCCAACAACTGGCAGTAAGCCAACGCCAACATTAACCTCTATCAACGTGACAGCTCCACCTGTGACAGTAACCACCTGAGCGCTATTACCTATATTGACATAAGCAAATGGCGAACTGCCAACCGTTAATGGCACAGTAGAGCTTGGCGCACGTTTGAAGTACAGAACCGCATCAGACATATGAAACGGTTGCGCCTACTGTGCCACTGATAACGATGTATAAGCCTTCAGAAAATGCCACTGGTAATGGATACCATGTACTCGCTACTGGCGTGAACACAGCTGATATTGGGTCAGTGGTAGTTGTAGTGGCTGAGTTGTAGATTGTAATGGTCGGAGTTGCACTCGCAGCCGATACCCAGATGCCTAACAATGCGCCCTGTGAAGATTTAACATTCCCAGTGGCTGAGATGACCTTTGGTGTACCTACGTTTAAATTACCTATTGCCATGATTATTCCTTATATTCGTTTGTTTCTGCTTGGTGTTGTTTGCCATAACGTATCGAGCGGCTCTGTCACTATCCTGCCTGCGTTCGTGCCTGCAATAGCGAATGTAACGCTCTTATCCTGTACTGGTGGTTGTGTCATCTGCATGACCTGACAACCATAGGCAAAGCCATCACTTGGATGGGATGCCCAGTTATGGATTGGGTCACGGCTGAATGAGCTAGTGTCTTCGTTGTACTCAAACTCCCATGCCCTTAACCCATCTACGCCTGCTTCTGTTAACTCTCTGTTGAACTCACATCTTCCGATAACTTCACGGGCTGCGTTGATTTGGTCAAGCTTTTTGCTTTGTGGGACGACTCCAATTTTTGGCGTACCAAAAGCTGAAATAAAGCGTTCCATTGAAGTGTGTCTACTCTGAAATGTTTTTGCTTTTGCATCATGTGGTAACCATATCTTTCCAAGTTTATCTGATGAGATATTAAGCTCGAACAGTTTGTCTTTAATCACATCACACCAGTCATTGGCTTCTAAGCCTGATTCACCCATGTAATAGACTAACGAGTAACCGCCCTGTTTGCGTTGCCAGAACCACCATGTAGCCGTATCTCTAAAGCCTATGTCTGAACTAATCTCTAGTGGCGCACCGTCTTGGTCAAATATCACACTGTCATTGATACGGCCTTCACGTTCAGCATAGTTGACCCACTTGCCTAGGATAGAGCCTTGTATATTACCGTAAGCGCCTTCCCAGATATGGTCATACTCATCTGGCCTGTCATTCAGGTCGCGCTGTCTTTGGCGTTCCAGTACCGCAGGGAACTTAGGATTATCACGCCAATTGAGTTTAACTATCTTGACTCTTAGGTCTTTGCTATTACGGAATCTTGTCTCAACTGCTGCGGTCTTTCTGGCAGGGTTCCATGTTACCCATAGTTCAGCATTCCATCCATTACCCTCTTCACGTAAGGTAGGGATTAACACAGTGAACGCATGGTCTGTAACTGGTTCGGCTTCATCTACCCAACAGATTAAAATACGTCCCTTGGATTTGATGCTGCCAATGTTTCTATCCAAGCCTGCAAAGGTGAATACGATTCGACCATCGCGGCTCTTAATATACTTATCACCTATCTCGTAGTAGTCAGACAGGAATGGATTGTCCTCAATAGCTCGCTTACATTCCTCTAGTGAAGAATCTTCCAGTGAGTTCATGTATTGCCTAGTACACAGCAATTGTCCTTGTATCCCTGCATTACCAAAGATATAACCTTTGACAGCTATCATGGCAGCGAATGAACGTGTCTTAGCACTGCCCCTGCCACCGTACGCACCTCTTACATCAGCTTCACCTTGGAATACTGGGATGAGCTTACGTGGTAACTTAACCTGTACTGTCGTCATCTAACGCAACCATCTCTATGCGTGAGACTGTTTTAATATCACCACCACCTGGGCCGCTATGTTCAATTGCTTTCAAATCAGGTAAGGCTTTGTCTAATAAAGCTTTTCCGATATTAACTTGTGTCTGTGTTAGTTCTATCGAACCATCAAATGCAGATTGTAATCTATTAATTATTTGGCTAGCTTGAATCTTTGACCTTATGTCTTCTTGATGGCGCTTTCCAATTGGTCTTCCTGACATGTCTTTTCATCCTCGCGTGGTGACGCTATGGGGTTATTTCTGAATATTGCATCGTAGTTGTCTTGATATTGCTTGCCTGGTATGGATTGTATGAGCTTGCCTGTATGTTCGTTTTTAGCTGTCATACGTTATCCATATTAAGAGCCTATCTAAAAGAAAATATCATCGGAGATTAATTGATTGTGGATATATCTAGTAGACAGGCGAAAAAATAGCGCCGTTAAGCGCTTTATTATTCGTAAATAAACGAGTGTTGGTTTACTATAACTTTCCAATCTTCCATCAATTGGCGGTTAGGATTAAGTAAAGTAACTATCCCGTATTCTGTGATTATTTTTACAATCATAAAAACTCCGTGATTGTTTTCAAATTTTAGAGAAAATAAGTCCTATCAATGGGTATTTTGCTCTTTATTATAGGACGTAGTAGATGCAATGCCGTAAGATTACGCTTACATGGTTAATGTGTCAAGCGGGTTAATCTTCTTCTATGAATCTTGCAAAAATTGTAATTTCAATTTCTCCGGTAATCGGTGCAGCACTTATGAAAACATCCTTTCTTTCAATATCTTCACAGAATGCAACGTTAATCTCTGATGTCATAGGCGTATCTTTTATTATTTCCAAGAATTCAGCTTTAGTCATGTGATTTATTCCCCGCTATACGTAACGCATTCTGATGCTCACTGCTGTAAATAGCCTGTACGATGGTTAATCTATGCGCCCAATGTTTAATGTATTCATCGAAACTGACTTTTATGGCTTTGGCTCTATGCATATCCGTATGGCGATGTAGCCCTGTTCCTTTACATTCACCGCAAATAATAACTTTCTTGTTTAACAATGCTTCTTTCCTGCCTAAACATACTGTACAGAACTTAAACAGTGATTCATGTACGATTTGCTGACATACACGCAATAAGATTTGTTTATCGCATTTTAACCGCCTCGCAGCCTTCTTCTGTAGCTGGTAGATAAGCTCATTGTAGGCGTGTGGCTGTAGACTGTCAAAGCGGATAATTGCAGCGCCTATGGGCGATTCTATGGCGGCTATACCTAAAGCGTGTATCACGTCTAAGTTGCAATGATTCTCTTTCTGCTGTAGGTTTTTAGAATGTAAGGCGGAAGCTAGCTGCTCTCTCATAATGGGAACTCTTTAGCAGTGAATTCTAGCTTATGATAATCATAAATATGGCCTTTCGCTTTATACTCTTCTTCTGAATAATAAGTTGCTGTAATTCCCCAGCCATGTTCAGCGCTACATTTAAATGCCCATAAGTATTTAGTGACAGTCTTAGGTTTAATGTGCCAACCATATTCTGGGCTTCTTATTACCCATTCAATGTCTTTACCTTTAAAATCATGACAATCAAACAAAGCATCTTTATTTTCTGCCGCATAAATCAACAGGTCTGCTTGTGGGTGTCTCATAGAATCTCCTTTGTTGAAATATTTTTTATTAATATATTCTGCCATCCTTAATTCATGTTGTATTAATTTTTCAATAATATAATCTCTTAACATGTTATCCCCTTTTCCCGTATTCTTTCTGTGCAAGTAACTCTAATGTTAACCTGTCGATACTAGGCATGGCTTCTATCTGTGCGTGGTTAAAGTATATATCGCCTAGATTCTGCCATGCTTTGTGTTTCATTTCCCATAACTCATCGTCTGAGCGTGGATTAGTGGCTGCGTTTCTGGCTAGGTTACTTTGCATGGCGATATAGAACCTCTGTTTCATATTGGAGCTTTTCGCCTGCATACCAAGGGCGTGAACTCCATAAATCTAGGCCGTTTTCACTTTTCCCTGTTTTCTCCCAGACCTTCTCCGGCGCTGGATAACTTATGCGTTTATTTTCCATCAGAACACACCGCTTAGTAGACTGCCACTGACAAAGTTTTTGGCTGATTTAGGCTTATTCCTGCATTGATTCATCTTCGCAAAATGCTCTGCATCATCCATCAATCGCATGATTCTGCCATTAGGCAATGCTTCTTGTTTTGGTTTATTGTTTTGTGACCATTCTATGCCTGCCTTTTCACGCGCTGCACGGTTGATTTGTTTCATCACGCTGGATGGCATTATGTCTGATAGTAAGAATCGGTCTTTGATTGCGGTAAATACTTTGGTTCGCTGGTTCCATTTGGTGGTACGCACCTCATCCATCTTTATGTAGCCTAGCGGTATCATCATCTTCATATCCTGCATGATGATTTCATAGCTGAAGTTTTCCAGCGCTTCGGCTAATTGCTGTCCTGTCTTTGGCTTCTTCGGATTCTTGCATAGGTTTAATATTTGGTTGTATCTTGCATGTCGAATCATATCGCGTTGAGTTAGTCTTTTGTCAGGGGTCATGATTGTTCTTTCAGTTGTTTAGTGAGTTGTTTGTATTTAACTTTAATGGCTTTTATTTCTTCGATTGTGTAATGCTTAGATGATTGGTCTGACTCAAGGTCGTTGAGAGCTTGTTCTCCAATCTTAGCCTTAAGATTTGTTCGGTAGTTAACGATATTCCCGCTGAGGTGGTTATTGCATGGCGCGCACTGTTTGTGACAATTGCGTTCGTCAAATCTGAGGTGTGGTGACGAACCAACCGTTCTATAGTGCCCACAATGATATTGTCCTGCGTGGAATCTTTGGCAACTGATACATGGTAATTTTTCATCTCGCGTCCTTATGTAAATATTAAAGAACCTCTGAGCCTCTTTAAGCCACTCAGATTTAGTTTTGATACTATCTATTGCCTTTTTAGTTTTAACGCGTTCTAGGCGCTTGCGGGTATCTTCCTGAGCCTTTTTAAGCTTATTTGCGTGAGTGATTGCGCAATCTATCGAGCAAGTGTTCTGTAATTGGCGAATTTTCTGGAATATTTCACCGCATGATTTACATTTGCGTGAGTTTAGTTTAGTCATCTATTACCTTTCCTCATCTACAAGCCATCTTGCTTTGCATACGGACTCACACCACCGAACTGGCTGACTTTTCAGTCCTTGAGAGCTAGGGTCGTCTCCGATGTGAAATGCCATTGTGATTGCATCTATGCATTGCTCTTTAGTTAGCTTTAAGCTTGACCCGCCTAGCATGATAAAACCAGCCGCGCCTTCGCCTTTATCTATAGCAGGCATCATTCGCCAGCCCATGATTGTGCCTGCTATCATATGCCGCCAGTCGTCTTTGGATAGCTTGAATCCATGCCATGATATTTGCTCTGCCAAATCCCCACATGCAGCATTGAGTATTTTTCTCTGCTGCTCGGTTATCATGTCTTTCCATTGCTCGTTCATGGCATGTACCATTATTCGCTTTTAGCAAGCTCTGTAATTTCATCAATGGTTAATAATTCATCGCCATCGCCGTTATCAATGCGTAAATCCTCGCGTACCTTCCAGCCCCATTCAATAAGGTTGCTAGGCGTAACAAATATTCTTAGGTCTGATTCTAAATCTTCTATCTTGTAGCTTTCTTTACTTACTTTAGTTAGGGTAATCATTTTTAAATCTCCTTTGTCATTCGGTTAGTGGTCTATCGTTATACTGATACGGATTTTAATTTCTCATACTTTGCTATAGCTTCTTCACTGCTGCCAAACACACCGGCTATACGCTTGCCATTATCAAACAGTGAGTATTTAGGAATATCACCGAAGTAACTTTTAGTGATTGTCCAGTTGCCGCACTGTAGGTAATACGGATTAACTTTTTTCCACATGATTGAACATATTTCTGATTTTAGCCATTTTCTCTTTAGCCTTTTCTCTGGCTTCATCGGTAATTTCTACTTTGTTGGTAAGTAATTGCATCTCCCCGATTGCCGCAGATACATTTGGGTTTATTGCTGGCGGTAATAATTTAAGCGCATGCTCTTGCGTTAACCTGCCTTTCTCAATAGCAGCCTTTAGCGCAAGTTCTCGCCCTTCTTTGTCATGTCCTAATGATGGGAACCATGTCGGCGCAATACCATTGAATTTGTTATTTTCCACAATTCGGTTATAGGCCTCTTTAAACGCCATCCGTGCGCCTACCTTATCGCCTTCATTAAGCAGTTCTTGCGCCACTTGCATCGCTTCTGCCATCTCGTTTGTAATGACAGCACTGGATGCTTCGTTATGCGGATATGTCGCCCATGCTTCCTCTGCACCTATCCTGCCATCAGGATTCATGGTTTCTATGATGCCGATAATGTCGGCTGGCTTTGGTGCAAACTTGCCTGATTTTGGGTCTTGAATGTAGCGGCTAAACGCTTCATTAACTTTATTGAATTCAAACCGAATTAGCGAGTTCCACCATATCAACGCAACGCCACCAGTAATTTCTTGCTGATAGATTGAGAATGTGCCTTTCATTAATGTTTTAAATTCTTGCTTGTCAGATTCAACCATTGATTACCTCGCCTTCGATTTCTTTTTCGTTAGTGTTGCCTAAGAATTCATCAAAAGCCTTTTCGTTATTCTCATTGATACGCTCTAGTTTGGTTTTAAACCCATTCAGAACATTGCTAGACTTTTGATTCCTAACCCAGTTACGCCATGTAGCCAACCAATCAGCACGTTTCGACTTTGCCTGATTAGCAGTAGATAGCCAATGGTCTTTAAATGAATCTGCGATTTTACGAATTTGGTCTATAGTGAAATCAGGTCGTTCAGATAAAGCCCAATCACCCCATGATTTTGGTAATACCCAATCTTCTGATAGAGCGGTTCCTTTTTTTGGCGCATTCTTTGCGCTAACAATATTACTTACTTCACTATTGGTTGTTACTTCAATGCTCTTTATTGGTTTATGGTTATTGGTTTCTAGTTCTTGGTTAATGGTTAATGGTTTATGGTTAGCATTGCCTTCGGTATGCGAACGCATATCGGTCGTACTGGAAGGTTTGTTTTTATTAGCCCATCTAGCCTTAGCGCTTTCACTGGCTGATTTGGATTTAGCATGGTATGCCTCTATTTCTACATCACAACGCTTATGGATATAGCCATTTTCAGTGTGTAAAAAAAAGTCTTTTAATACGTTTCTAACAGCTTGCATATCATCCGCAATGCGAGCGCATAGCGAACGCATTATTTTATCTTCATCTAGAGGGATGGGTGATTCTGATAGGTAGTATTGGTCGAGTAATTGCCTATAGGCGTAATGCTCAATAGGACTTAGATGAATTGTATCTTTGCGGTAGTCTGCGATGTTAAATTGGTAGTAGTGCATAGATAATCCCGTAATGATTAATAGGGTGTGGGTAAAGTCCTAATTACGGTAGGACGGAGAGAGCTACTCTACTGTCCCCACACCTAAATAATAGTACCATTTCTGTTATTTAGCAAAGGCTAATTTAATAATATAAAACCAGCGGATATAGAATGGTTTGCTTAAGTGCTGCAGCTGGTAGTTACGCAGTAATTTTTCTGCTGTGTTCGAGTGTAAATGTTTCGTTGAGCGTATGTTGACGCTGGTTAATCTGTTCATTTGTTGCTCCTGTTGTTCGTTAGAGAGTTGAGAGAGTGTTTCATAGCGAGGATTTTTCATTGTTTTTCTTTATCATTAGGGTTAAGGTTTTGTTATTGATTTAAACACAGCTTCACCAATAATTGCCGTGATATGTTTACTTACATTTTCAATTATTTCTTTTACTAAATATTCATTGCCTTTCATGTCAATTAAGCCCTGGTCTAAATTAATCTCTCCGGTATTTTCTTTGCCGTTTATGATGATTTTATATCTAGCCTTTGTCATAAATGAGGCTGCATCTCGGTAAGAAATGGCAGAAAATGAAATATCATTATTATTAATTTTTATGCTATCAATAATTGACTTGTAGGCCCTATCCTTTATTTCTTCATAAAGCTTTATGCTGGCATCTGTAGGAGCTTTATGCTCTGTTACCGTTACGGATTTAGCATAAGGAATATGTTCCGTTCGCTTGTTTATTGTCGTATCAAACATCTTCTTTCCTTTCGTTCGTATCAGTGGTGTTAAATTAATTAATCTAATGGACAATATCTGTCTGTTAGCTCTTCTGTTATCTTATGCATTACTAGTATTAAGGTTAAGGATAGTAAGGCGGTAGATAGAAATAATAGGGCTAAAGGTATGTTCATATTAGTTTGGGTCTTGGCGTTATATTGATACGGATTTTATGTCTTGTAATATGCCTACCATCTGTTCATATTCATTAACAAAGTTATGCACTAAATCATGCGTGTAATTGTTAGGGTTAATTTCTTCACTGATGCAATCAAGGGCTAAATCGATTTGTGATTGCATATATTCAATTCTTAACCTTAGTGCCTCATTCTCACTTATTGAGCCTTCTATCTGTTCATCCATTTTTTGTGCCATATAATCCATCATTACTCCCCAGTATCAGTCTTACGCACATTCACTGCACGTTTGTAAAAAATAAGCTTTTCAACTAAAAAACTTACCGTACCAACCACTATAGCCAAACCAATCACCGCCAATAAAACAATAGCCCCATATAACCATATAGGAAGGGTGAGGGTA